ACTGCTGCCGAGCAAGAGGCTGCTTACAAGGCCAGCAAGGACGCAGAGCAAGCCAAGGCGGTACGCACCAGCCGGGATGACAAGCTGACTGAGACTGATTGGCGGTTTCGCAGTGATATGACACCTTCACAGGCGTGGAAAGATTACTGCCAAGCCTTGCGAGACATCCCAGCACAGGCTGGATTCCCTTGGACCGTTACTTGGCCTGACGCACCATGAGCGAACTAGACATCCGATTGACAAGCCACGAGGCAGTGTGTGCAGAACGGTATGCACAGATCAATGCAAGGCTCAAGCGGCTCGAAGGTGTGATCATGAAGACGACTGGTGTCTTGATCGTCTCCATGTCCGCTATCGTCTACGCATCTCTGACGCTGGGCAGATGAAGTGGACTTCTTCGACGTCCTCGCAAAAGCATGGCCCATCCTGCTGGCGCTGATCACCTTGATCATTGTCTTGGCAAAGTTGGACCTGCGGGTAGCTGTCTTGGAGGACAAGATAAAAACGCTGTTTGAGATGTGGAACAGGCGGGACAAATGATTGATCCGCTAACCGCATTTGCTGTAGCCCAAGGAGCCATCAAAGGGATACAAGCTGCCATCAAGATGGGCAAGGACATCAATGGCATCAGTGGCGACTTGATGAAGTTCTTCGAAGCAAAAGACATCATTGCCAAGGCGTCGGTTAAGAAGAAGCCCAAGGGTTTTGGCAAGAGCGACACGGCCGTGGCGTTTGAGACGGTGATGCAGCTCAAGCAGCTTCAAGACGCAGAGAACGAACTGAAGCAGATGCTGATATGGTCAGGCAACGACGATGTCTGGAACGCACTGATGCTGGAGCGTAACCGCATGGTGGCTGAACGCAAAAAGGCAGAAGCTGAAGCAGCTCAGGCCAAGGCACTGAGGGCTAAAGAGATTAACGACATCCTGACCTTTGGCCTGTGGGCTGCATTGGGGGCTGTAGTGATTGGTTTAACCGCGTGGCTTACGTGGCAACTTGTGGGGGACACATGATCGACTTAACCAAAACCATCGGGGCAGTCGCAGCCAGCATTGCGGCCATCGGCGGCGGTTACACGCTTGCCGATAAATTTGGATGGTTTGACCGGGCTATTCTGGAGTGGTCGCCAGAGCATTTTAAAATCACAGCGGCGGCAGGGCAACCTATCAACGTCACGGTAGCCCGAATCAAAAAGCGTGATGACTGCTCCGTGGAGAGTTTTACCCCAAGCATTAGGGATGCCGCTGGCATGGTGCATGAGGCGACCACCACCGCAAGCAAGTTCAGCGGCCCAGCGGGTCCACAGATTGACACGTTTACATACCAACTCACGATGGTGCAAAAAGAAAAGATTGCACCCGGCACAGCCACACTGCTGGCAACGATCAAGTACAAATGCCCGGAGGGTGAGCGTGTGGTTCAGTACCCCCGCCATGCAAACCTGAGTTTTGACCTAAAGGACAAATGATGCTAACCCTACTCTCATCGCTATTTGGTTTTCTTGCTGGCGGCTTGCCCAAGGTGCTTGGTTTTTTCCAAGACCGGGCCGACAAAAAGCATGAGATGGCAATGGCCCAACTACAAACAGAGCGCGAACTGGAACTCCGCAAAGCAGGGTTTGAAGCCCAGCAACGGGTGGAAGAGATCAGGGTAGAAGGCCAGATGATTGAGGCCGCATCAGCCGAGCGAAGCGCACTGTACGCGCACGACATAGCTATCGGTCAGGGAGCCAGCCAGTGGGTGATCAATCTGCGGGCGGGCGTAAGGCCCAACATCACTTACGGCATGTTCCTCCTGCTGGTGTTTGTAGAGGTGGCTGGATTTTCTTATGCATGGCACCACGCCGTAGATTTTGAGATCATGCTGAATAACCTTTGGGATGATGAGACGCAAACTATCTGGACGTTGATCATCAGTTTTTGGTTCGGCAGCCAAGCGTTTGGCAAAAAATGAAAGTCTCTCAACGGTGCATGGAGATGATCAAGCACCACGAGGGTGTTCGATTCAAACCGTACCGATGCCCAGCGCGTCTTTTTACGATTGGAGTAGGTCATGTCCTTTACCCAGATCAAGGTCGCTTACCTTTGGATCAAAGAGACGCTTTCCCACTTGCGGCAGCAGATAACCGCACGTTTTCAAAGGCAGAAATAGATGGAATCCTTGGTGCTGATCTCCGCCGATTTGAAGTTGGGGTCGCCAAACTTTTTCCTGTGGCTCTTACCCAAGGCCAGTTTGATGCTCTCGTCAGCTTTGCTTTTAATCTCGGTCTGGGAGGAGTTCAGCGATCAACGCTCCGTCAAAAGGTTCTTCGCGGAGAGATCGAAGAAGCGGCGGACGAGTTTCTGAAATTCACAAGGGGCGGGGGCAAAATCCTGCCCGGACTGGTAAAGCGCAGAAATGATGAACGCGCCCTGTTCTTAATGTAAAATCTTTGCGGGGCCACTGCGCCCGCAATAGGCCGCCTAGTGCGGCTTTCCTATTTGTGGAGCGAATATGGCAACAGCAAACAACCCGTTTGATTTAAACACCACGACAGGGGCAACCCTGCTCGGCAACGCTACAAGCGCGATCGCCGCACCTCAAGCCACTGGATACACCGCGGCGACGTCTGGCGCAACTGGTTACAAGGCTACCGACGCCAACCCGTTCGGATACACGGCCAGCACCATGACTGGCGAAGGTTACAACGCGGGTTCGCGAACAGCGGCCGGATACAACGCGGCTGGGGCCCTTGGCACCAACTGGAACGTCGACAACAACCAAACAGTTCAAGGACAGATCGGCGGCCTGATTGCTGCCAACTCGCCCCTGCTCCAGCAAGCTCGTGCCAACTCATTGGCTCAGATGAACTCGCGCGGCTTGGTCAACTCAAGCATGGCCTTGGGAGAGGGCCAGAAGGCCGTCTACTCGGCAGCGCTCCCGATTGCCACACAAGACGCGGCCACCTTCGCCAACTCAGCTCAGGTCAACGCCAACGCTGCAAACCAGTTGGCCCAGTTCAACGCCGGCCAAAGCAACCAAGCCCTTGGTTTTACAGCCAACGCTCAGAACCAAGCCGGCTCAGAAAACTTGGCAGCCGGCAATCAGGCTCTCGGATTCACGGCTTCTGCGGCCAACCAAGCCGAAGCTCAAAACCAAGCTGCGAAAAATCAGGCCATGCAATTTGGCGCGGGTACAGCCAGCCAGACATCCGCGGCCAACGCAGCCGCGGCCAATCAGGCCGCACAGTTCACGGCCGGCGCGACCAATCAAGCGGCGGCGGCCAATGCGGCAGCCCAGAATCAGGCCGCCCAAGTCACGGCTGCCAACCAGACCGACGTCTCCAAGCAATACGCCACCGCTCTCAACAGCACTGTCCAGAACATGATGGACCAGTCGATGAAGTTCGCCCTGTCGAACGCCGACGCTCAGACAAAGATCGAACTGCAGAACATCGACGCGTCTACCCGCGCGACCTTGGCTGCAACAGAGGCCGCTTACAAAAACCAGATACAGGCATCGGCCAGCGCAAACGACGTCTTCCAGCAAGTGTCCAAGAACATCGCCGACCTCATGGCCAACCCAGACCTCAGCGCAAAAGCAGAAGACGGGGTAGTCGGCAAGGACGGGAACAAGGTATCGCCAAAGCAGGCGGCCGTCAACATGCAGAAACTTTATTTGCAGAATTCGCTTGAGATTCTTAGCAAAACTTCTGGCATCACTGGCCTTAAAGATCTGCTTGATTGGTCATGAATCGAGAGGCCCTTCTTGAACCGATCATCTCCTCGGTTCGCAAGGGCACTGCGTTGTCGAGGTACCAGATCCTTGACTACTTTGCTGACTGGGAAGTTCTTCAGTTTGAATTTGAAGGACGTCTTGTCTGGACCATGGTGGCCAAAGGGACTGAAGTGCACATTGCTCTTGCACCTGACTGGCAGCCAAGGGCCAGCATGCGTGACTCGGTCAGGGCTTTCCTTGAGCCGGTGTTTGAGAGACATGGCTTTTTGACCACTCGCGTATCTCACGAGCGAGTAGATCAAAAAAAGTTTGTGAAACGAATCGGGTTTAAGCCCACTTGGAAAGACGGGGACGTTGAGTACTACCTGCTTGGCAGCCTACCATTTGAGAGGAAAATATGATTAAGAAATTCTATCTAACCCGGACGCAAACCCGGGCAATGTCGACTGACCACCCGATTGGTGACCCCACGGGCGGAGCAGCCTACGGTGAGAAGAGAGACCCGCTCAGCGCGGCCATTTCGATATTCTCGATGTATACCTCGGGCGCAGCTATTGCAGCAAACGGCTTAACTTTGCTGTCGGGCCTCCAGTTTGTGGGGAGCGCTCTAAGCCTAGTCGGCAACATCACCGGAAACAAGACCCTGTCCCAGATCGGCATGGTCGCCGGCATCGCGGGCGGCATAGGTTCTTTGGCCAGCAATTTTGGGCTCTTTGACTCTAAGGCCCTTGACGCATCTATTGGCCTTGGTGAGGGCAAGATCTCTGACGCTATGATGCGAGATACAAGCTACACGGGTCCACAAAGCGGATCTGCAGCAGCTGCTGTCAATGCGGACATCAATAGCGTGGCCGCGGATATTGTTAAGGGTGGTGGTGGTGGCGTCGAGGGGCCTCTTAGCCCGCTCAGTATTACCGAGCCCGGTAATCTACTCAAGCCAACCGTCGCTTTGGCCGCCGGTACTGAGGCGGCGCCTGCCGCCGGTGTTGCGCCCCCTGCGCTGCAAGCCGACTACTCCCTACAGGGGCCGGGGACGGGGATGGGGCTCAAACCGCCGGGCGGTGGACCAGTGGGTTTGCCGGCCACCAAGCCCGGAGCCTTGGACCTCCTTAAACAGGGCAGATTCGGGGATGCTGCCATGACCGCGGGCTCCGGTGCCATGGACATGCTGAAGACCAACCCGACCGGCGCTTATGTTGCCTCTAAGGCTGTTGGCGGACTGGCTGACTGGCTGAGTGGCAGGTCTGAGGCCGAGCTCGAGCAAATAAAAGCCAACACTGGATACGCCAACGCAAAGGCTTTGGAGGTTCAAGCTACCGTGGACAGAGAGAAGATGAGGCGTGCCAATTTGAACGCTGGCTATGGTAGCGTCAACGCCGGATTCAAGATCAACCCCAACGCGGTTGTTGCGCAACCACCCGGCCTCGTAGCCGGAGCTATGCAACCCCGTTCAGCATAAGGAGCACAAAATGGCAACAGGCATTATCCAAGACAAAATGGGCCGCCCTGAAGGCGACGAGATCACAACCAAAGCGGTTTCT